CTCTATAGTCTGATACTCCAAATGAGTATCTTTCTCTAGCTTTGTATCTAACGTTACCAGTATCAAAGTCACCTTCCATTGCAGTTGTCAATGGTGCTCTAGTGAACATTTTCATACCGTTAGGGACATCTGTAATGATGTACCAAGAGTCGCTATCAGTTAAGAAATTGTTCACTCTATAACCTTGAGGAACCATTCCCATTGATGCAACAGCATTGATATCATTATCAGCTGTACCAGTTCTACCTTGAGATTTTAACAATCTCTCAGCTGAGAACTGATTAGCAGAAGGAATTATCATTTTAACTCCTTTAGCTGCCACTCTTAACCCACGTTCATCAGTAAATGCAGCAATGTCAATCAATGCTTGCTCTAATGATGTTTCATTTAAGTCTGCTTGCGTAGTTAAAGTGTTTTTAACATTAGTTCCACTCACAGTTGTGTGAGCAGTGTTAAATAAAGAAACACCATCCCCTGAATCAAAACCGTCTGCCGTAGGTAGACCATTGTTCAGTGGAGCTGCTGCTTTCACTTGTTTTGCATTAGACATAGATCTTGCTAGAGCTTTTGTGTATCTAGAAGAAATTCTATCGTAGAGATTATCTTCGATAGCTTCTTCCGTGATAGCAAATGCTAAAGCAATTGTATCGTGTGTGTAACGAGCTGTGTAAGTTTCTTGAGACTGATCGTAATTTACGCCAGACCCTTCAACTTTCACGTTTGCGTTTGCGAAACCACTTAACATTACTTCCTCTTCGAAAGCTCTGTCAGATGATTCGTTGGTATAAATCTCAGCGTGCTGATTATCATACCTTTTGTACTCCAGACCGAATAGTGCATTCAGGCCTGGCTCTAACTCTTTAACGAGTTGTGCTCTTGATATTGCCATTTTATGCTCCTAAGTTCCAGACCCGACAAATTCGGACAAGTTTTGTACAACTTCCAAAGAACAGTACGCAGCAGTTAAGTCGCTGTTTTCTGTTTCTTCAGCACTTCTTAGTAATCTCCAAGAATGTGTAGTTGCATGTGTTGTCGCGATTTCAAGGGATGTTGTTGATCTTCCAGTTGACGTGCTTCCGCCTGTATTGGCGTTAACAGAAAACGTTTCCATAAATTTCACGTGAGCAGCAGGAACATTTGCAGCTACTGCAGTGTCCGATGCTATTGTGTATTTTTGGAAAGGATAATCATTAACAAACGCTTGTGTGTCTTCGCTGTTTGCTGGAGTAATTGTTGCGTCATACCAATGCGCCCAAGTGGGTTTATTAGTAGAAGCTGCGTTATAGTAGATTCCGTACAGAACACCGATCGTTGTAACGGTATCGGCGCTTTCACCAGTAATCATATAACCGCCTGTCGATTTCATCGCCATGCCGTTAAAAAGATCAACTGATGCTGCAGAATCAATCCAGTATTGAGAAAGACCTTGAGTCGCAGGTGTGTTACCTAACGTCCCAGATTGTCTAAAACCAAAACCGGCGCTGTTTCTATTAGCCATGTTATTACTCCTTATGTGACCTGTCCTTGCGGACCTCCAGTCACGGTTGATTTAAATCGGATAGTTTAAGAAATATTATTTCTTTGTACCACCGAAGGTTGTGCGAGACTGCCTATCAACATTGATTGGCATACTCTTATGCTCTTCCCTCATTAAATCGTTTTCAATTGCTTCTTCCTGACCTTCAGATTGTTTTTTGAAGTATTCAGTTCGAGAACGCGCGATCTCTTCAGGTACCCTTGCGAGCAAAAGGCCACCGACCCCAATCACTCCTGCGTATTTACCATCAGTGACTACGGGATAATCAGTATCTTTATATTCGTCAGCTCTCACTAACTCATAACCAGATCTTAATCTTCCAGAAATATTTTTAGAATCGTGAAATCCTAAACTTTCTGCCCGTATCCATCTGTGTCGGAATCCATCCGGCGCAGGCGGTGCATCTAGAGAAGATGGAGGAGCCCACTCTTTTGGTCTTTCAGTATTTGACCGAGTTTGGCTCGCACGAGAAGTTACTTTTTTGTCATTTTCTTTTTTCATATGCTTATGCTCCTTCCGTGAGTTTTAATTGTTTTGCATAGTCTTCGAGTGGCACACCTAATTTTTTAGCTATTGCTACCTGTGAAGATGTGAGTCTCACAGTTTTGCGACCAGATTTTACGCTTCTATTAGCTGAAGCTACCGACTGAACGGGTCTGTTCGTTGCTATGTTTTCAGTATTACCAAATTTATGGGGAAAGTCAACTTTTATTCTCTTGTCTACTTCCGCATAATATTCACTAGATTGAGGATCAAAACCTTCAGCAACTAGGTCTTTATGGACCTCAAATGCTGTAAAAGTCATCGCTCTATCTTGCCCAAACCATTTATTTCTACTTGCCCAATCCTCTGCTTGAGGGTCTGGAGCTGGTAAATCTTGTGGTGTGGGTTGGCGTAAATTACCACCGTCTTGTAGTCGGACAGGTTCCTGTCTAACGGGTTGTTGTTCTTTTCTTTGCTCCAATTTTGCATTTTCAAATGCAAGTGTAGCAATTCTTTTATTAGCTTCGACTTGAGCAGTTGCATCACCAGCTTCGATTGCCGTCGCAAGTTCTTTTTGCGCGGAATCCATTCCAGTTTTTACATTCTCCTCAAATTTTTTAGTGTAATCAGAATCAACTTTTTGAAATCTTTCATTATCAATTTGTCTTTTCTGTTCTACAGCTTGTGCATATTCCACAGCTGCAGCTTCTCTACGTTCTGCTTCTCTCATCTTACGAGTAAGTTTTGCAATACGAGATTGAACACCTTTACTATAAACTTCTAATTCTTCGTCCTGTTTTCCTGTTTCAGTTTTTACTGGTTCTTCTTTTACTTCTTCTACTACTGTTTCCTGTTCCGTGTTTTCTGGTTCAACTTTATTGACTACTTCTTCTGGTAAATCAACTTCGGTTTCTGGACCTGAAGTATCTATATCTACCATGGGTTCGTCATGTTTTATTTTATTTTCTTCTGGCATAGTTCCTTCCTATGTTAATATTTGTGCAGGATATCTGTTGGATCCTGAACCGTTGCTAAAACTTCATCTTCATTAAGAAGACGAACTTCCCCACCCTCAATTTCTATACGTGATCCTGCATAACGCGCAAAGACCACCCAATCACCAACCTTGCACCACGGACCGTTTGGATATCTCTCCTTATCCACATAACACGCATCTCCCATTGCAAGAACACTTCCGCATTGTGAGGCTACTTGTTGCCTGTCTACAGTTTCATTTCCTAGTAAGATTCCGCCTTTAGTTTTTTCATCTATTCTAAATGGTAAAACTAGCATTCTCCAACCAGTAGGTTTAGGTAATTTTGTTGTTTCTTTTGTAATTTCTTTTTTTGGTTCTGATTTTTTTACACCAACTAAATCTTTATTTGGTAGTGCTATCTTTGAGTTTGTGGTCTCCAATATCGATGACTGTTCCTTCATTTTTCTCCTCTGAGTTAAGCAGGCTAGAAAGTTCCTGACGCACTGATTCCAATGCATTGATTTGTCCTAATATATATCTATATTTTTCCATACTGTCAACACCAGTAGTGATGACAATAGTTAAACTATTTAATTGTGATTCGATCGCTCTTTGTAATTTATAAATTACTGTTTCGGGACTCATTTTTTAAGAAATTATTTTTTACTTTCTAATGCTTTTTTAAACATTCTACCTATTACTTTAGAATTGTCTTTCATAATTTGTTTTTTTCTATCTGATTCTTTCATAGATTTTCCTGTTTTCTTTTTAAAAGTTAAAGGCATTTTATTTTCTATTTCAAACAATGTTTGTTTTAATTTTGCTTTAGAACTTTTTGTTTTTTGTATAGCAATATTTAATTCACTTGTAGCTTTACTTAATTTTGTTTTATTAACTTTTGGTAATACTCCTTTAATAGCACTCCAACCTGCTTGACCTGCTTTTACCCATCCTGACATTATTTTTTTCCTCCGCCGTTTCTAAATATTTGTGTACCCTTTATACCATAAATACTCGCGAC